GGCACGCTCGCCTCCGGCAGCTTCCGCGTCTACGACTACGCGACGAACACCTACACGACGCTTGCGCAGGCGGGACTCGCGGCGTCGCTCGGCACCGACGGCAAGCTGGTGGCCACGCCGTCGATCATCGACGGCGATTTCAAGCAGTTCGCCACCGGCACCGCGACGAGCGCGACGGCCACGACGCTCGTGCAGACGGGCAAGACCTGGACGGCGTCGCAGTGGATCAACTCGCAGGTACGAATCACCGGCGGCACCGGCGCGGGCCAGATCCGCACGATCACGGCGAACACCGCCGACACGCTCACCGTTGCGACGTGGACCGCGACGCCGGACGCGACCAGCGTCTACGCGATCGAGGGCAACGACAACTTCCTGTACTACCTCGGCAACAACGCGGTCACGCTGTACCGCTACGACATCACGGCGAACACCTGGAGCACGTTGTCGCCCGGTGCGGCGCGTGCGGCGGCTCCTGGCGCGGGCATGAGCGCGCACTGGGTACACAGCGCGTCGGAGACGGATTGGACGAACGAGTCGGCAATCCTGAACGGGCGTTACATCTACTCGTTCCAGGGCGCGGGCACGGCGGCCCTGCACCGCTACGACATCGCGGCGAACACCTGGGCGACGATCACCTACTCGCCGAACGCGGAGACGTTCACGACGGGCAGCAAGTACGCGCTGATCGACGGCATCCTTTACCTCCAGAAGGAGGTGACGGGCCGCTGGTTCGCGTTCGACTTCGCCCGGTCTGAGATGTTCCCCTGGTCAACGATGCTGTACCCGCAGGGCGCGGCGATCGTCGGCGACACAGCGTTCGACGTGGTCTACAAGGACGGTGCGACGGAGATCTTCTACGTCCACATGCTGCACAACACGGCGGCAATCCATCTGCGCCAAATGGTGATCTGATGGACACCGCCCAACGGATCGAACTGTACGAGGCCGCGATGGTCAACCTGGGCACGCAGCGGACCTGCGCACTGCGCCTCGGTGACGTGGACCGCATCGAGCAGATCGACGCAGAGATGGCGCAGATCGCTGCCGACCTCGAAGTCCTGCGCGCTAGCTAGTCATGCTGCTGACGCTGCTCGCACCGACTGGAGCACCACCGACGACCACGGTTGTCTGGCTGCGCGTCGGCGGCGTGTGGAAGCAGACCACCGTGTGGCTGAAGGTCAGCGGGGTATGGAAAACTTGCACACCGCTTATCAGAGTCGGCGGAGTCTGGAAGTAGTCGTTTCCATCTTAGTGGCGAAACAGAAAAAAGATGTTTGACTTTTCTTCTAAGCTCGCCAGCGAGAAAGTGTTATGGCGATGAGCATGAGCCACGCAGTCTTGTCAAGCCTCGCGGCGGTTGTCGCTGGCGGCAGTGTCGCCATTGTCACCCAAGCAGGAATGCCCGCGCAAGACCTCGTCTCGATCCCATGGGACAAGCTGCTGGGCGTCGGAAGCGGCGGCTTGGCGTTTGGCGTGGCTTGGTACTTCCTCCAGCGCGAGGAGCGGCTGCGCGTCGCTCACGATCGCGTCGTGTCGCAGCACCTGGAGACGGCGAGCAAGATCAGCAACACCTTCGCCGACACGGTCAACAAGATCCTGGCCGAGGCGCGCACCGACACCGATCGGCGCGAGGCTCGGCTGATCGCACTTCTGCAAGACAAAGACCAATGAACACCCTCGCCCGTCGTGCCGCGCTTGCGGCGTCCCTGCTTTTTGCTGCGTGCGCTTGCCCTGACGCTCAGATGGCGTCTGCGGATGTGGCAACGTACGAATGGTTCGCGCCCATGTTCGCCTCGTACGTCACGGACGACACCAAGCTGTCGGAGGCAGACAAGGCGACCTACCTGCGCGGTCTGGAGGCGTGGCGCGAGCGGGTGATGGCCGCCGCCAAGGCAACCGGGGTGCGCTGATGCCGGTCCCCAACCAGATCGAGTCGATCGTCAAGGACGAGTTGAACGCCCTGCTGGCGTCGCTCAAGGCCGATGTCCAAGACCCGATCCTGCGGGCAAACTTGCTTGCAATGGCAGAGGATGCGGCAATGCTGCCTATTCGCCTAGCCAGGGGCGAGGATGTCACCAGCATCTATCGGTCGCTGTCTGCCGAGGCGCAGAACCGAGCCATGACCCATCGGATTCAGGTGCAGGAGATCGTGCGCGAAGCCTGGACAAAGGCTTTGACGCGAATCCTGGCTGCCGTATTCGCCGCACTGTAACGGGGTGCATGGTGCTTTTCCGCCGTCCATAGCGTCGGCGTAGTGAGCGACTACGACCCCCACGACATTGAAGGCCAGAAGGCCGCAGAGCAAGACAGAGCTTTGCGGGAACGTCTGGCTTCCGAATCGGAAGTGGAGGACGTGAAGTGGCTCATGGGCAAGAAGCAGGGCCGGCGCATTGTGCATCGGTTGCTGTCCAAGGCCGGAGTCTTTCACTCCATCTTCAACACCAACTTCGGGGTTATGGCCTTTGAGGAAGGTAGGCGAGATGCAGCGCGCAGGATTCTGGGCTTGGTCAACGTGCATTGCTCTGACCTCTACCCGCTGATGATGCGCGAAGCCGCGCAAGACAAGCATGACTGAAATGCTGACGGGGGCCGCCCCAACCACCAACCAAGGCCAAGCCGCAGCGACTACGCCTGCGCAGACCCCGGCAACGGAGCCTGCGAAGACGGAGGCACAAGCCGCGCCGAAGCAGGATGCCGAGGCAGGCAAGCAGCAGAACAGCGAGGCTCCAAAGGCTCAGGACTACACCCTGAAGGGTGAGTACGACGCCAACGTCCTGTCAACGTACACGGACCTCGCCAAGTCCATGGGTCTGAACCAAGAAGGCGCGCAGAAGATGCTCGATCAGATGGCCCCGGCTCTCAAGAAGGCCGAGGAAACCAAGCTGACGAACTTGCGCGCCGAATGGCTTGAGCAGTCCAAGAACGATCCCGAGTTCGGCGGCGCGAAGCTCGATGAGAGCCTGAAGCTCGCCAACAAGGCGTACGAGGCACTTGCTTCTCCGACCCTCAAGGAACTGCTGAAGGATTCCGGCCTCGCCAACCATCCCGAGATGGTGCGGTTGTTCCGCAAGGCCGGAGAGATGATCTCGACGGATCATTTCGTGGGCGGCAAGAGCACTTCGGGCCAGAAGCCTACTGGCCCGCGAGACTTCAACACCATCGCCGAGTCCTTCTACTCGACGAAGTAGGCACCAACCCCCTGAATCATCATGGCAGTTCTTGGAAGCAGCAACCTCACGCTGGCCGACTGGGCCAAGCGTACTCATCCCGATGGCAGCATCGGTGACATCGCGGAACTTCTCAGCCAGACCAACGAAGTCCTTGAGGACTGCGTGTGGAAGGAGGGCAACCTCCCGACCGGCGATCGAGTCGTCATCCGCACCGGCCTCCCGACGACCTACTACCGCGCTCTGAACCAGGGCATCCCGTCGAGCAAGAGCACGACGGCTCAGGTGGACGAGGCATGCGCGATGATCGAGGCGCGTTCGGAGATGGACGTTGACCTCGCCAAGCTGAACGGCAACACCAGCCAGTTCCGCCTTTCGGAAGACTCCGCGTTCATCGAGTCGATGAACCAGACCTTCGTGCAGGGCCTGTTCGGTGGCAATCCGGCTACGGACCCCAAGCAGTTCCTCGGTCTGCAAAACCGCTACAACTCGCTTTCCGGTTCTGGCAACAGCGTTAACGTGTTGAGCGGCGGCGGTAGCTCCAATCTTGGGTCCATCTATTTGGTGGGCTGGTCGGATCGTACGGTCTACTGCCCGTTCCCGAAGGGCAGCAACGCGGGCCTGATGAAGGAAGATCTGGGTATCCAGACCATCTTCTCGGGTGACAACCGCATGCAAGCGTACGTCTCGCGCTTCCAGTGGAAGCCGGGTCTTGCGGTCAAGGACTGGCGGTACGTCGTTCGCATTGCGAACATCGACACCTCCGTCTCCGGTTTGTTCACCACGGCCAGCGGCACGCAGGCCACGGCGGCGGCTACCAACATCATCAAGCTGATGGCCCGTGCGATCGATCGGTTCCCGTCGTTCGGCGGCATCAAGCCGTGTTTCTACATGAACCGCACGATGTACAGCGGCCTGCGCATCCAGGCTCTGGACCGCACGCAGGGCGTTCTGGACATCGAGAAGGGTCTGTCGCAGTTCGGCACCCCGATGTCGTGGCTGACCTTCCAGGGCATTCCTGTCCGCAAGGTCGATGCTTTGACCACCAACGAAACCGCTGTGGCGTAATCCAAGGAGACACACACATGATTCTCGACAACGCACTCACGCTCGTCACCCCGACTATTACGACGGCTGCCACCTACGACGCCGCCGACCAGATCGACTTTGTCAACCTGCGCGATCTTTCCGAAGGCCACGAAATCAAGGCCTTGCTGACTGTCACGACCCCGTTCGCAGGGGGCACCTCGGTCGATTTCCAACTCATCCAAGCCGATACCGCTGCTGGCGGTGGCTCCAACTTTTTCCTGAGTTGGAGCGGCGCAATCGTGACTGCAAACCTCACCGCAGGTATGCAGCGCATCATCACGCTTCCCAAGCGCGTCGTGTCCAACACGCCGTGGGGCACTCGCTACCAGCGGTTCCTGATTTTCCGCGCTGTTAGCGTGGGAAACTTCTCGGCTGGCGCGGCCAGCATGTCGCTGCTTCTGGACGAGCAGGACGGTCGTACGTTCTACCCGAGCGGCTTCTCGATCACCTGATCGGAGCGGCTGCCTGAGTTCCTGGGCCTCGCCGTGCTTCCAAGTACGGCGGGGCCTTGTGCTATCTGACCGAGGTGTTCCATGGCGAAGCGCAAGTTCTTGTTGGCAGTCGGGCAGAGCAACAGCACCGCGATCGGTGATGCCCAGTCTTGGGAGGACCAGAACCTCCAGATCGCTCTGCGGAACCCGCAGATCGCCCCGACGCAGTTCGGGGAAGGCAGCTACAGCGACACGTTCACGCTGCCGGTGACGTTCGCGGGAGGCCGGCAGACGCTTCGCTACGGCACGGGGCCGAAGAGCAGCCCGTGGCAGACGGTCAGCACCAAGGGCCTTGCGGTGCAGGCCGTGAAGATGCTGACGTTCTACGACCCGGTGCCGACGCAGACCAACGTGCTGGGGGCGTCGTTCACGAAGTACCCTGGCACTTGCACGGTGCAGGCTGGCTCGTCGGTGCGAAAGCTGGTCACGAACTGCAAGTGGCAGTACGACGCGACTGGCCTGACCATCACGCGCAAGCGCGATGGGCGTTCGTACACGGTGACGAACTCCAGCGACTCTGAGGTGAGCGTCAGCCCAGATCTGTCGCCTCTGCCGGAGGTTGGAGAGGAGTTCACCTATCCTTTCGTTGGCGGAGCGAATGGCACGACGAGCACGGTGCTGCTGCGTAGCGTCGTAGGAGGTGTCAACGACCCTGGCAGCTACACGGTAGGCGTTTCAGCGCAGATCTACGCGACGCCGGGCTACTTGACCAACAAGGTGCCTACGCGCTTCCGCATCGGCAACCAGCCTGTGCGCGTTGGTGAAGCGGTCAAGGTGCGTGGGGCGACAGATCCAGGGACGGTGGTGGCGATGCCAGTAACTGGGATCAACACTACGACGGGCACCATTACGCTAACATTCAACCTGTTCACGGTTGGCGACTGCATCCGCGTCAGTGGAGCCATCCCCGGCGGCATGAGTGCGCAGCAGTCGTATTGGGTAGTCACATCGTCTGGATCGGACATCCAAGTGTCTGCAACGCGAGGCGGATCGGTGCTGATTCCGTCTACGGCAGTGCTGGCACTGTTCTCGCTTGCTGTCCCGCAGGGCATCGTCTCATCGTTTACCGAGGACGCCTTTGGAGACTACATCGTTGCCAAGAAGTGCAGACCGATCTCGGCAACCGTGACTGGATACAGTGCTGGCACAAGCACGCTGACGGTTCAATCGACCGGGGCCGATGTGTTCCTCAACTCTGGGTTGGCGGACAACGACCGCATTCGGTTTGAGTCGTCTACTGGTAGCTTCTTAGCTGGCGTGGACTACTACGTTCGCGTGACGCTCACTACTTCGCTGGAGCAGAACATTCAACTGAGTAGGACGCCTTACCCGACGTTCGTTCAGGTGACTTCGGCATCGGCTGCAACGAACAGCGTGCTGACCGTCCAAGACACCGAAACGATGTTCTACCTGCGCCGCCCGACCACGACGGCGGTGGCAAGCGTTGCCGCAGGAGCTACGGACCACATCACGTTGGATGAAGGGCATTTCGTAACGATCGGTGACAAGGTGCAGTTCTCTGGTGCGAGCCTGCCGTCAGGCATCACCGCCAACACGACCTACACCATCTCCGGCTTGTCGAGCACAACCAACGAGCCAACGGCGGAGCGGCGCATCACGCTGCAAGGTGTCACCATCGGTTCGGTCGGCAGCCTGCCGATCACCATGACGCAAGTGGCTGGGCAAGACCTGTTGACGGCAGCCAACAGCTACCACAGGGCTTTTGCCGAGCGAGCCTACCAAGCTCGTGGGTCGCTGACTGGCCTGACGATAACCCCGCTCACGGGCAACAACGCCAACCAGACGCGATCCTGTGGGGATGTCTACTACGACGCAACGACTGGCAAGTTCGTGCTGGAGGTCAGCCCTGCGTTCACGAACAACACGGTGGCAGGCGACGCCTATTCGATCCAGCCGCCTACCGTCAGCGGCCAGAGCACGCCGTTCAACAAGTTCGCCTTGTGGCTGCCGTGGTCGCCGTTTGAGGGCGAGGCCGAGGGCACGCAGCCCGTTGGGACTACTTGCGCGTGCGCTGGAGCGGGCCAGCCGATCACCGTCACGTTCCTGACCGACATCCTTGCTGCCAACACGCAGGCAGCGATCTTCGGAAGCGGCAGAGCGGCATCGACCAACAGCACGGTCACGGCGGGATCGACCGCAAGCGTCATCAACTGCGCCACCTTGGTGGGAGGCCCTTACGGCCCAGATCAGGTCGTGCTGTTCCGAACCGGCGCGCTCGCTGGCCAGTACCGGCAGATTCTCACGGCGTCGGGCACGGTGGCGCAGCTTGCCACGCCGTTCGGCTCGGCTCCGGCGACCAACGATGTGTTCGACATCATCAGCACCAGCACCCCGCTGGAGATCGTCTACGGTCGTTCGTACTTCTTGCAGCCCACTGGGACGCTTGGCACCTACAACCTGACCGCGACCTACGGCGGCACGCCAATCACGGGTTCAAGTGCTTACACCGCATCGACCGGGTTCTTGGCGTTGCAGCACCAGAAGGACAAGCGCAACCCGTACCCGCCTGGGTTCAACTACCCGAACCACTACACGCCCGTGGCGGGCATGTACCAGCCGTTCCAAGGGCCGTCGCTGGGCATCCAGCCGAAGCAGGGGCACTACGTTGGCCTTGCCCTGCGGATGCATGAGTACCTTGGCGAAGCCATGCATGTCATCCCGCTTGGCTTCAGCGGCAGCGGGTTGGCGCAGCGGGAGACGACCGCTCTGGGCGCGACGGGCTACGGCTGGTACGACCCCGACCAGCAGACCAGTTGGGCACCGGGCGACCAGAACAACTGCTTTGGGCGATTGCTGGATGTCCTCGACGCCGCCAAGACCGCGTTCGCCTTGCAGGGCGACACTGGCGAGTGCGTAGGCATCTTCTGGGCGCAGGGAGAGGAAGACGCGACATCGGAAAGCCGCGCCAGCCGCTACTACGCCAACTGCACCAAGCTGCGTCAGGTCATCCGGCAGGCCATCGTGGACCGTGGTCTTGCCAGCGTCAGCCCGCACAAGATCCCGTGGCTGGCGTCCAAGGTGCGCCCGAACGTGCTGTGGACCTACTCCGATACGGTCAACGCCGCCATCACCAAGATGACGGACGCTGACCCCTACTCGCGTGCGATTGAGACGAGCGACCTCCCCGTCATGTTCGACGGCATCCACTACACGGGTGCCGGCATGAACACGCTGGGTCAGAGGTTCTACGAAGCGTGGATTGCCGTGCAGCGCATGGGCACCAGCGAGGTGGACATCTGCAACTTGGCTCTCGCCAACATCGGGGAGACGGCCAAGGTCACCAGCATCGACCCGCCGGACGGCTCGGCGCAGGCTGCTCTGTGCGCTCGCTTCTATCCTCTAGCCCGCGACACCCTGCTGGAGATGGGTAGCTGGTCGTTCGCGCTGAAGCGCAAGGCTCTTGTCGAGACGGACAACCCGCGCTCGGAATGGGAGTACGCCTACGAAGTGCCGGCGGACGCCAGCGGCATCTTGGCGGTGATGCCTCCCGACGCCGCCGACGATTGGGTGGTGAACGGCAGGCTGATCCCGCAAAAGTTCGTAGTCGAGTCGGACATCCACGGGAACCGCGTCCTCTACACCAACCAAGAGGAGGCGGTCATCCGCTACAACGCGAAGATCGTGGACACGACGCTGTTCAGCACGCTGTTCACGATCGCTTTGTCGTGGCACCTGTCGTCCATGCTGGCGGGGCCGATCATCAAGGGCGATGTCGGGGCCGCCGAGTCCAAGCGGTGCGCTCAGATGGCTACTGCCTACATGATGCAGGCATCGTCGCACGACAAGACCACGCAGGCCGAGATCAAGCCCTCGCACACCCCTAGCTGGATCAGCATTCGCTAGTCATGCCGAACACCAAAGCCCTGCAACTGTCGTTCAACGCTGGCGAAGTCAGCGAGGAGATGTACGGTCGGTTCGACCAGAAGGCGCATCAGTCTGGCCTTCGCAAGTGCCGCAACATGTACATCAAGCCGCAGGGCGCGGCGAAGCGGCGTCCTGGGCTTCAGTACGTTGACGATGCGCGTAGCAACTCGCTAAAGTCGCGCATGATCCCGTTCTTCAGCACTCCGCACATGATGCTGGAGTTGACGCAGAACCATGTCCGGTTCTATCGAAACGGAGCGCAGATTGCTCTGACGGGAGACAACTACTTTGTTGCGCGAGCCTGCACCGTCAACACTTCTACAGGAGTCTGGACCCTCACAACGGGCAACCTTGACAACCTGCCGAACGACGCGCAAATAACGATCTACGGTCTGACAGCGGCAAACGTCGGCGCGCTGTACACAGATGTTTCGCAGGGGCCTGCGCAGGTGTCATTGATCGCCAACGTCGGAGAGTGGCAATGGAATGCTAAAGGCAGCAGTTTTACGACCACGGCTCCGCATGGGCTTCGGTCAAACGATGCCGTCATCATGCGCGAAAGCGGCAGCAGCCTGCGCTGGTTCTATGTTGATGTAATCAGCAGCACAGAGTTTCGCTATCGCGTAGGAAGCCAAGTCAGCCCTGCGTACACCGGCACCCAGCCCACATGGGCAACCAGCAACCTGACCATCTTCAAGGCTGTCACTCCGGCGTCATTTATTGGCGTCAACTCGCTGTACTACATTGATAAGCTGTCGAGCACGACGTTCAAGCTGAAGGAGACTGCCGGCGGATCGTCCATTAACAGCTACAGCAGCGCAGGCACCAACAACTTCACGGTGGCGGCGTACTACGCGCAAGGCTCGCTTCGCTTTGACGAAGGACTGGCAAACTATTACCAAACCAACTCTGCGACGTTTTCGTCTAGCTCGTCCACTGACAACTGGGTCAACTACGGAATCAACGTCAACTCCCCAACGGTGTGGGCACTTGTTGCGCCAGCGTCCGGACTTGCGCACAACAACAACTACAGCGACTCCGAGTTGATGGAGTTGACCTACGCGCAAGATCTCAACGTTCTGACGATCACGCACCGGAGCCGCCCAACGCTGATCCTGAAGCGCACTACGGACCTTCAGTGGTCGTGGGAGTATGCGTCGTATACGCCACCGATGGCCGCTCCGACGGGACTGGCTGCCACACCGTTCGGAGCGATCCGATACCGAATCGAGCAAGTTGGGCAGTTCGGCGGAGCCACATCGCCAAGGTCGTTTGCTAACGCGAGCGCAAATGCTGAGACGTACCCGTTCGTCCCTGGCGACACCGTTAAGTGCTTTACAGGCTCCAACTCAGGCACGCCGGCTAATTTGCACGCGCGAGTTCAGAACCAAGTGTTCACGATCGCCAAGATCACTCGCATAAATAGCTCTCCGCAAACAGACTGTTTCGAGATCAAAGCCAACAGCCAGACCAATCTGGGGCTGGCTGGTCTTGGCGTCGGAGAGATTCTTGACGTTCCTGCTGCATCAACGATCAACCCACCTTTGTTGTTTGAGTTGTGGCCTGACGACAGCCAGAGCACCAACACCTACGTCGTGACGGCTGTGGACGAGGAAGGGGTTGAGAGCCAGCCCAGCGCGCAAGTCAGCGTCGAGAACAACCTGTACGCCCGCGAGACGTACAACGTGCTCACTTGGACGCAGGTTCCCAACCCTGTCGGCGGCTCGCCCATCCGTCGCTACAACATCTACAAGCGCACCAACGGGTTGTTCGGTTGGATCGGGCAGACCGACACGTCGGCCAGCGTCACGTTCCGCGATGACAACATCACGCCGGATGTCAGCAAGACGGTCCCGATCTTGGACACGACGCTTACGCAAACTGCGGACAACTACGCGTCCGCTGTCGGCTACTTTGAGCAGCGCAAGGTCTTGGCCAACACGAACAAGGCCGCGAACAAGCTGTGGATGACGCGGAGCAACACTGACCAAGACCTTAGCTTCAGCATCCCGATCAAGGACAGCGACCGCATCTCGTTGTCCATCCGCGCACGCGAGAACCACAAAATCAGGCACATCGTCAACGCAGGAGAGTTGCTGCTGCTGACCGATCAAGGCGAGTGGCGAGTCACCGCGATCAACAGCGAAGCGGTTACTCCGTCTACGGTGGCTGTGCGGCCTCAGTCCTACATCGGCTCTAGCTTCGTGACGCCTGCTCTCGTCAGCAACGCCCTGCTGTTCTGCGCGGCTCGCGGCGGGCATGTGCATCAACTCGCGTTCAACTTTAACGCGCAGGGGTACACGACAGCGGATCTGAGCCTGCGTGCTCTGCACCTGTTTGACGACAAGACGCTTGCCGACTTGGCATTGATGCGGTCGCCTCTGTCTATCGCATGGTTCGTCAGTTCGTCCGGCGGCCTGCTTGGACTGACCTACGCTCCAGAAGAGGAAATCACCGCGTGGCACCAACACGACACGGACGGCGTGTTTGAGTCGGTCGCCTGCATCCAAGAGGGACAGGTGGATAGCATGTACTGCGTTGTCCGCAGGCAGACCAACGGGGTTACCTGTCGCTACATCGAGCGGCTAACTGATGTGCTGGCGACTGGCGACTCCAGCCGCTACTTGGACAGCAGCTTGGACTACGACGGAACGCATACGGGTGGCCGCCAGTTGATCGTCACCGAGTTTGAGAACGGCGGCTGGAACGAAGGTGCGCTCGTCACCGTGACGGACAGCCTGATCGGCTCTGTGTTCTTGAACTCCGACCTCAACGATGTGCTGGAGTTCCGCAGCGGCGACCAGTCGTACCGTGGGCAGGTTGTGCAGCGCATCTCAAGCTCGCAGGCGCGGGTGCGACTTCTGCAAGCTCTGCCTGCGGCCATGCGCAACGTCGCCATTGCCACATGGGCTTGGGCGCGAGCCACGTTTTCGGGAGCCACCAACTTGGCCGGCAGGACCGTGGACGTTGTTGCGGACGGCATCCCGTACCTTGGGCAGCAAGTCGATGCCTCTGGTGTGCTGGTGCTTTTGACCTACGCGACTCGCGTGATGGTCGGCATCCCGTACAAATCGGAACTGGAGACGCTTCCGATCGCCATGCAGATCGACGGCCTCGGTCAGGGCCGCACGAAGAACGTCAACAAGGCTTGGCTCCGCATCGCCAAGGAGGATGCGTACTACAGCGTTGGCCCGAGCGAATCGGAGCTTGTGCAAGAGGGCGAGTTGCCAACGACGGAAACATCCCTTGAACGTCAAGTCACGCTTCTGCCAGCGTGGAGCCAAGACGGGTCGATCTTGGTGCGGCAGTCCAACCCTTCGGGGCTGACCGTCAACGGCATCGTCATCGAAGTCGCTGTAGGTAGCTAGCCATGCCAGTCACTACGAACTACGTCAACTTGTCCAGCGGATCGTCTGGAGCGGTCTTTGCGCCTTCGTCGCAGCCTGGGCCGTATGCCTCGGGCTATGTGTTCCCTAACCAAGGGACGCCTGCTGCTGCGTCTACGACGGCTGCTTCGTCTGGTGGCGCGGATCTGACGACGCTTGGAGCCGTTGGCATGGTGACCGGCGGCGTGATGAGCGCGATCGGTGCCTACTACCAAGCCGAAAGCCAGCGGATGCAGTTGAAGTCGCAGGCCAGCGCAGCCGAGTACGCGGCGCGGATTTCGGACATGAACGCCCGTCAGGCGGAGGATGACGCGCAGTACGCGATCAAGGCGGGGCAGCGTGAGGCGGTCATGTACGCGATGCGTGCTGGCCAAGAGAAGGAGGCCACGCGGACTGTGCAGGCGGCTCGCGGCCTGACGGCTGGCGAAGGCTCGGCTGCCGAGGTGCTGGCCAGCCAAGAGCTAGTCAAGAAGCTAGACCTCGCCGCCATCGACTCCAACGCCTTGCGGCAGTCGCAGGCTCTCCGCCGGCAGGCCGTGAACGAACGCCAGCAGGGCCTCATGGGCCGAGTGCAGGCGGGCAACCTCCGAGCCACCCGCCGAACGATCCAGCCTGCAATCGGGGCTGGGGCGCAGTTGCTGGGCACCGCAGGCCAAGCTGCCACCGTCTACGGTCAGTACCAGACCATGAACCGCCGGAACTCCTGAAATGCCTCGCGTACCGACTCCCTCCGTTGGCCTCCAAGCCGGGGCCATGCCGCAGTTCCAGGCCACGCAGGTTTCGCCTGCCCAAAACTTCATGGGGCAGCAGCTTCAGCAGCTAGGCCAAGGCGTCGAGCAGGCTGGCGCGGGCGTCATGCGGCTGGCTGACCGGATCAACGACTCCAAGGCGCGCTCCGCCGACACGGAGTTCAGCGAGTTCACGCGGGCGGCGTTGAGCCAGTACCGCAACATGCGCGGCAAGGACGCCGTGCAGTCGCGTGACAAGTTCTTGCAGGATCTGGAGCAGAAGCGCAAGGAGCTTGCGGGCGGCTTGGACAACCAGTGGCAGCGCGAGTTGTTCTCGGAGCGAGCCACATTCCGCTCCTCGCAGTTCACGACCTACGTTGACGACCACTACCAAGGGCAGGCGACTGCCTACGAGTTGGGCGAAGCGTCGGCTGCGCTGAAGGCGAACTTCAAGGACTTCGCGCAGCAGTACACGGCTGCCGGGACGATCCCGCAGGGTGCCGTCAGCGACAACCCGATCTACAAGGACACCATGCGGCAAGTGCAGGTACTTGCTCGCGCTCAAGGCATCCCCGAGGACAGCGAGCAGTTCCGCCTGATGCGCGA